TGTTGAACGTTATCAAAGTACGGATTAACAATGCTAAGGAAACGATTGCGCGTCGCAGCAGTATTGTTTTCAAAGATCAAATACTTACTAGTTGAAGCAACAAACTTTTTAGCAGCAATCAATAAACGACGTACATTGACGCGATCCAATGCTGATGCTTTCTTCTGTAATGTCTTTTGGCCGTATACTGCAACACCTAAATTAGGGAAGCTAGCAATCGGATTAACATTTGCATCATATAATGTATCACGGTTACTCTGGTCTAATTTGCGCTCAGTACGAATTGCTACATCAATACCACCACGATTTAAACCAGCTGGGGCAAACCATGGAGCAGCTACTCGGTCATTGAATGCATATACACTTGGCACTACCGTACTTGCCGGCACCCAAACAGCACGTCCTAGGTCTGAATCATTAATTAATACCCATGGCCAATATTCAGCTACATAATTACTGTTACGCAAATCTGCAGTACTTACTACAGTTGATAATGATGAGCCATATGGTACAGGATCTATTACTAAGAATGCATCACCACGACTTTCAACCATTTGTTGAGCTGAAGTTAAAATGCTAGCAGCATATTCATTTTCGTCTATCAATCCTGGCAATGTTAACAAATTGAAATCATAATCATCTTGGTTAGATAATAAATTAATAGCATCTAAATATGCATTACGGAAAATACTTTGAGACATATCAAAACCCTGCTGACGATTTTCGTTGTCCGCATTGCCTAGTCCAAGTACACCTGCGCTATTTACAGCATTCTGCGTAAATATATTTTCATAGAATGACTTTGAAACTTCCGTGCCATTACTTCCACCTGAGAATGTACCAGAAACTTCTTGAGGTAAACTGCCCGATAAACTATTAATACGTATTTTACCGGTCTGATCAAAGAAAGTGGTAGTATTAGAAATGTTACTTACACGTACATATTTAGATACATTTGGATATGATCCGTTAACTTGGAAGTATGGGTCAGTTCCGCCGGATCCTAACAACGTATAAGATACATCGCCTACTCGTTTTGCGATATAGTTCGGTGATGTCGGATCTAACGTTAAATTAGCATATTGTTCTAAAATAATTTTACGATTAGTAATATCATCGCCGCGGCGAATCAATAATGTAAATGTACCTTTGGTAGTGTTTACATTTGATATTTCCCATCGAAGATTAGTCTCAGTTCCAAGTATTAATCTACCACCGGTAGTCTGATCTGCTGAACTACCAGATCCAGCTGTTGATGCAGCTACAATACCTGAATTTTCTTGGGCGCCTGCTGATAATGCAGTTAATGTAAATGATATTGTACCAGTACCAGAACGATCTACTACATTACTATTAGCATATGCTATATCACTAGGTGCGGTACGTACCACTGTCAATGTATCAGCATATTTAAGATATTCTTGTGCAGAATAGTTAGTTAAGTATTTGTAAGTGGCTTCATTTATACCTGTACCTACAGTAAACACTCCACCAAATTTAGCTACAAAATCGGAATAACTAGTTACTGTTGTCGGAATATTTGCAGGCCCGCGGTGTGTTGGACCGATAACAGCAGCTCCGATACTGGCGATACCAGCAGGTAAAGCTGACTGATCAATCTCATTGGTAAATACACCGGGCGAAACAATTTTTTCTGCCATTAGTTTTCTCCTTGTTTATTTTTATCCATTACGACTATTCTGGGAAAGCAGCGCCAGTCGGTAGGATGTTAAAGTCAATAATAATAAATTCTGCAGTTTTTGCCGGTTGTAAATAAATAGCTCCACGTAATTCATTACGGTCAATTACTTCTGGAGTATTTAATTTTTCGTCCATTACAACTTTAAATGCATACAAGCCTTGGCGTTGTTGAACATTATCGAAGTATGGATTAACAATACTTAAGAATCTATTTCTAGTAGCCGCTGTATTTTGTTCAAATAACAAATATTTGCTAGTTGAAGCAACAAACTTCTTAGCAGCAATTAACAAGCGACGTACATTAACACGATCCAATGCCGATGATTTTTTCTGCATTGTCTTTTGTCCGTAAACTACTACTCCTTGATTAGGGAAACTAGCAATTGGGTTGACATTTGCATCATACAATGTATCACGATTGCTTTGATTAAGTTTACGTTCAGTACGTACAGCAATTTCAATTCCGCCTCTGTTAAGGCCAGCTGGTGCAAACCATGGAGCGGCTACTCGGTCATTAAATGCATATACGCTCGGCACAACGACACTTGCAGGAACCCAAACATTTTTACCTAAGTCACGATCTGGAATTAATACCCATGGCCAATACATTGCGACGTAATTACTATTACGTGTATCAGCTTCAGTTACTACTGTTGATATTGTACCGCCATATGCATATGGGTCTACAACTAAGAATGCATCGCCGCGCGATTCAATCATTTGTTGGGCTGCATCTATTATTCCGCTAGCATTTGTGTTATTATCTACTAGTCCAGGTAATGTTAACAAGTTGAAGTCGTAATCATCTTGATTCTTTAACAAATTGATAGCAGCTAAATATGGCTCGCGATATGTTGAATTCGATAAGTCAAAACCTTGTTGTTGATTTCCGCCCCCAGCAAATATATTTTCATAGAATTGTTTTGGATGTGTTACAGATCCATCACTACCATTTGCAAATGTTCCAGATACAGCTTGAGGTAAACTACCAGTAAAGTCAGAACTGCGTCGCGTTCCGTTTTGATCAAACCAATTAACTGTATTTTTATATACTGTTACACGTACGTATTTAGATTTGTTAGCATATGAACCAGAGATTTGGAAATATGGTTGAGATGTAGTCGAATCTTTTAATGTATATGATATATCTCCGATGCGTTTTGCAATGTAATTAGGAGAATTTGGATCTAACGTTAAATTATTGTATTGTTCTAAAATAATTTTACGATTAGTAATATCATCACCACGACGAATCAACAATGTAAATGTACCTTTGGTATTACTTACATCCGAAACTTCCCAACGAAGATTTTGTTCTGACCCAGAACGGAGAAGACCTCCGGTTGTTACATCTGATGTAAATCCGCTACCACTAGCAGCAGAACGTTCTTGTCCAGAATTTTCTTGGGCCCCTGCTGATAACGTAGTTAATCGGAATGATGGCGCAAACGTTGTCCCGTCACTACCACTGTTAACACTTATTACATTGCTAAATGCATAAGCATAAGTTCCTGCCATTACACGTACTACTGTCAATGTATCGGCATATTTAAGATATTCTTGTGCAGAATAGTTAGTTAAATATTTGAAAGTATTTTCATAACGTTCTGAGCCGGAGGTAAATACTCCACCGAACGTTTGTAAAAACTCAGAATAACTAGTTACTGTTGTCGGAATATTTGCAGGGCCTCGCTGTGTTGGGCCAATGACTGCTGCACCAATACTGGCAATTGCTGCTGGCAATGCCGATTGATCGATCTCATTGGTAAACACGCCAGGCGAAACAATTTTTTCTGCCATTAGTTTGCTCCTAATTTAAATTAATAATCATTTCATATAAATATCAGAGCAATTAGTCAAACATTATGAATTAGGTATAAATATACCACTTTCAATATCTACCTGACCAGCACCGTATTTTTTATTTAATTCATCGACTAATGTACGTTCATTATTAGATTGATTTTGATATTCAGCCTGTAACTCTGTACGAAGTTGTTGAAGTTCATTTGTACGTTGTTGCATTAAATGCAACTCTAAATCAATTTCTCCGAATTGATAAATAATACGATTTGTATTATCACGTAATTGTTTAATTTGATCTAATTCTTCTTGTGTAAACTTAATTTCTGTTGACATAACTTTTCCTTTGTTATAAATATGTTACAGTAACGGACGAAAGCCGTCATTGTTATTAAAACCATCGCTAGGTGGATTATCTGGATCTGCATTAAATGATTCTGTTTCAGAGCCAAATGATATGCGCTTAACAGAATAACGTTTTTGTAAAGTCGATCGCTTTAACTCATATTGTGACAATAATGTACCTTTAACATTGATAGGCATTGTAGCTCTTATTATACGATCTTCTCCAGGGACAGAAACTGTTTCGAAGGAATAATCTTGTATAGAAGTAATAAATTTCCATGTAGTCCCCCATGCAAATCCTCCAGTAGGAATAATTTGTTCTACAATTGAATTTAATTGCTCCGTATAGTCTGTCCATATTAAAATATCATAACTTACATCTACAAATTCTGGTATATTAGATACATATATTTCACGCTTAGGACGAGTACCTTGCAAAACTGAAAAACGATCATAACGATTATTTTTTGAATATTGACTTTCGTATGTCAATGTATTTCTAGCAAAGTCGTTATCAACTTCCGGACTCCAGTTAACATCTAGTTTTTTCATCGTG